ATCAAATGGTGGGGCTTAAAACTCCACTCGAACACTGGAAACTGAAAGGAGAAGTGAAATGAATGCGATGAATGAGAAGTTACGTCAGGCAATCGAGGCGGCTCAGAACGCAACACCTGAGGTGATGCGCCACGAGACCATGCACGAGGCGATGGAGCGCAAGCCCACACCCGAGGAGTGGAACAAGGAGACGGGTGAACTCGGCCACCATACCTCTACCCATGAGGGATGTAGTTGTGGGTGTGACCCTAACTACAGCCAGTGCGGTGGGTGCGGGTGTGATGTGCGCCAGTGCATCTGCGAATCTACTTATGCTGACGAAGAGTTGTGCAGTCAGCCCGACATGGGTGGCACCGATCACGAGGACCGCGCTGACGTCGTCGACGACGTCGTCGCTCCATCGTACCAACCTGCAAAGCTCGCCCACATCAAGGGGCTTGATGAGAAGGCCGTCTTGATACAGCTCAAGCGCAGGCAGTACAGCCCATACAAGCTGGATAAGGATGAGACAGATGCTTATGGTGCAGGCAACGTCAACAAGCACCTATTCAGTGGCTCAGATAATCGTGTGAAGAAAGCTATGTCAGCTTATGGTGAAGTCTATACCTTCGTGAAAGACAACACCGTCCCTTGGAGCACCGGCATAGAGTTGTTGAACATCAACAACTACATCGACTTCACTCGTGAACTGCGTGCGCTCATAACTAAAGCTGATGCGGCGGTAGATGATCTGGTTACCCACTGGAATGACGAGGTAGCCGAGGACATGGCACGCCTCACCAAGATTGCGCAGGCAAAAGGCAAGCCGAGCCTCGCCAACATGGATGACTACCCATCGGCCGAAGAAATGCAGGGGAAGTGGAGCATCGAGGTCAGGTATATGCCTGTGCCTACGACTGGTGACTTCCGAGTGAACATCAGCGACGAGGACAAGGCCACGTTGCAACAGCAGTTGGATGACGCCGAGAAGAATGCGTCAACCCACGTCATAGAGCAGATGCTTGACCCGATGCGCTGTGCTGTAGAGAAGTTGAGCGTTCCCATCGGAGTGGATGGGAGTGTGTTCCGTGACAGCCTGATCGACAACATGGTCGAGGTGTCTGAGCGTATGAACAAGGTAAACATCAGTGATGACCCCGTTGTACAGCAACAGATCAACGACCTGCGTGCGTTGGTCGGCGTCTACGCCAGTAAGAAAGAAGCATTGCGTCAGTCTCAACCCTTCCGTGCTGACGCCAAGGCGAAGATCGACGAGCTTATGGGAAGGATGAAAGGGTTGGTGTGATGACCAGAGCAGAACAAAGACAGGCATGGCGAGCATTCCTCAAACTGGTAGGTCGTAAGAACAAGTGCACCTTTGCCGAGTTCCCTACCGAGGAGGCACGCTACTACGCAGTCACCAGAATGGGGGTGAAATATGTCAACGATAGATAGTAGAACCAAGCTTGAGAACCCGTCAATATGGCACGTAGGGTATTGGACACCGCATCTTATCCGGTGGCAACACCAACTGTACAGGCTGTTCCCTACTCAGATGCGGGAGATTGAACAGCTTACGGCAAACCAATGTAAGCAGACTATGCTTATGTATCAAGACGAGTACGCCGTGTTCTGTGCGGTGGAAAGGATGACCCTACCCCAACACCTTAGAGAGGAAGAGAGGAGACACGAACATGATTGACATGACCGTAGTTAAACACAAGGTAGCCAAGGCCAAGTCCTTGTTGATCCTTGACCATCCGTTCTTCGGCTCGACTGTATCGAAGAGGCCGTTGGTTTGGACAGACGCAGTTCCGACTGCCGCGTGCAGTAAGATCGGAACCATCTACCTGAACCCTGAGTTCGTTGCCACGCTGAAGACGTCGCAGATTGTGTTCCTTCTGGCGCATGAGGCACTGCACTACATGCTCATGCACGCACTACGTATGGGGCATCGTAAGCAACAGCCTTGGAACATCGCCGGTGATAAGGTGATCAACGATACCCTTACCAACGCAAAGGTTGGTGAGTTTATTGAAGGTGGTGTCACCTTTGATGGGGCACGCAACCACGCAACCGAGGAACTGTATGATGAGAACGATGATTGGGGTGGCGGAGGTGGTGGTATCGGCGATGATGTGGGCATTGCGCCGGGAGATGACGAGCCTATGGATGAAAGCTCTATCCATGAGCTGGAAGCCAAGGTGAAGATCGAAGCCATCCAGTCTGCGAAGGCGGCGAAGGCCGTGGGCAAACTGCCTGCGTCTATGGAGCAGATGATTGATGAACTCATCAACGTCAAGACACCGTGGCATGAGATACTCGAACGCTTTATGACGAACAGGATACGAGATGGGTACTCGTGGAAACGTCCGAACCGCAGGTTCATAAGCAAGGGATTGTACCTGCCCGGAACCGACTACATCCCGAGGATGGGGCACCTTGTCATAGCTCAGGACACGTCCGGCTCCATCGGTCAGCGTGAACGCAACGAGTTCAACGCGCACTTCAACCGCATCCTCGATGTGTGTGGGCCGGAGAGAGTGACGGTGCTGTACTGTGATGCGGCCATCAATCGTGTCGATACCTTCACGCCCGAAGAATTCCCTGTCATGCTGAAGCCTTGCGGCGGGGGTGGTACATCCTTCCGTCCTGTCATTGACTGGGTACTTGCTTGTGGTGAAGAGGTTGAGTGTCTGGTGTATCTAACTGATGGGTATGGTGATCAGTCGTGCATACCTGAACCGGCGTTCCCTACTGTGTGGTTGACGACTGGAAGTGAAGACTTTGATTGGGGAACCATAATCAAATTTGAACCGGAGGAATAGTCATGAAAGAGTTTGAGTTTAACCATGCGCAACAATCGTGGGACAGATACAAAGAGTTCCACACAACTGGGTGGGATCATCCGTTCGTTGAGTTTGCCAACGGGCAACTCATCATCACCCACCTCCCTAACCCTCGCAATCGGAAGATGTATGACAGGTACGACATACAGTTGGTGACTACCACCGATCCCGACGTTCCCCGTCTGTACCTGAACAGTGAGGACGAGAACCCCATACCCAAAGCATGGGTGCAACAGGGTGGGCAACAGTATCTGGCAGTAGATTGGGAGCGTGAGGTAGCTGTTGCTATCGGCTACCTTTGGTACAAACAGGGTACGCCCACACACTGGACAGAATCAGTGCCCGACAACATCAACGGTGCGAGTGTGTACTGGTCTGGCCCGAAGCGTCTGCCCATAGCACTGTGTGGTATCACCGTCAGCACCCCCGACAAGGTACGCAACGCAGAAATCCAAGAGAAACTAAGGGAAGTTATCCCTGCCCTCCATGCTATCGAGCGGATGAAGAACCCACCCATCCCTCGCTACCTGCACGGTGGGAAGATAGACCTGAAGGTGGAGTGGCTTGACCTAACAACTGAGCAACTCGTTGCTGAGTTATCTAGGGATGACCACACTCTAAAATCCGTGACACGGTGCGGGTTCAACTCGTTGCGTGTCGTTCAAGAAGTACCTTACCTCTACGTTAAGAAAGGAAACTAAACTATGGCAAACACAGCAATCTACAAAGCGCAGTCTATGTTGGGTAGGTGTGAAGCGTTGTCGCACATCACCGCTACCATCGACCCCAGCCGGTGGACGTCTCGCAAAAAAGGACTTATCACCAAAGCCATCACCGATGGTATCGCCGCTTGCGGTAAAGATACGGCTTGGCTCGTAACAAGGATGGTGGAATCTGAGTGTGGTGAATCGCTTCCTTCGCTAACCCGTTGGGGTACGTGTATCCGGGCCGAGCACATCAAGCCGGAGAGGTTAGATGATTTGATGGCGTATACAGCCGCATGGATACGGCTCAGGCAATCCAAAGCTACAGAAAGGATCGACCAGTGGGGCAGGAAGCGCGTGGTAGGTGGTATAAGCTGGACAGAGAAGAGGTTTCTGGAAGAGCTTAACTTCCACAGTGTGTCTGAGATACCTGTGAACTCTCGGATGACGCATAAGGAACGTCATATGTTTATACGTGAGTATATTGTAGAGCCGGACACAGACCAACAACGTGCCCGTGATAGGCTGGTCGAGAGGATTAATAATGATGAGCCTATAACATTCGTGTTCGCCAACAACTAACAAAAGGAGGTACATCATGGCGTACGTACGTATCACAGATGAGATGAGGAAGAGGGTGGGTGAGACCGTTGAGCGCATGAAGCAGAATGAGATACGTCACCTTCAGATTGACGAGCTTTCGGTCGGAACTCCAGAGTACGAATCTATTGTTGCCATCATAGAAGATGACGCATGGGGAAAGTTTCTTCCGCTGAAGGCACAGATGCCATCAGAATGGTTCTCTACCATCGACTCAGTTGAGGCGCGGTTCATGGATACTAACGGCCTGACAGTCCATCGCCCGAGGGTGGTATTGAGTGACCCCCACGACAAGTTCCCACCGAACGTCAGCAGGTGGGGGTTGAGCGTGAACATCCGCATCGAAAAATGTAATGATGTGGTGGTCACGTGGCTGGCCAACATAGCTGTCGCTAAGGAGAAGAAGAAAGAGTGCGAAGCTAAGTTCTCTACCATCCGTGCCCAACTGCTTAACTTCTTGACGCAACACGCCTCACTCAACACCGCACTCAAGGAGCTACCGGAGCTTGAGATGTATGTTCCCTCCGACTATATGGACAGGGTGCGAGAAAAGGTAGTGCGCAACAAACCGGAACCACGAACGGCCGCAGAAGACGAACCACCATTGGTTGACAAGGATTTGCTGACCAGCACGGCCGTAGCCGCCCGTATTCAGGGCGTAAAAGGATGAACATCAACGTGGGGGAAGGTTTATGAGCGAAGACCTTGACACCTAGTAATTCATATGATATAAAGGTGCTATAATTTCGCCTCACTAACAGAAGGAGACCGCCTATGAAACAACCGACCATTCGCCAGTTGGAGCTGGCGAACCCCGAGTTCTTTTCCCCAGAACTTGGGAAGTACGGAGAGATCACAAGCCACAAGTTCGAGCAAGAACCATCGGGGCTGATGTGGAAAGTCCGTACTAAGTTAGGAACGTACCCAGTGTACAGGGTTGGTAAAGATTTGTCACTGGATTACGTAAGGCATGGGTGGTAACCATGCCTGTGCTAATGAACGAAAAGTATCTTCGTGAGTTAGCGGAACTGGTGGATGGCCTTACTGATAAGGACATCTGCCCAGAGGATGGTGCACGGCTACTGGCGAAACTGCTGGACGCCGTGCCCATCCTTGTTTCGCAGATAATCAACCTTCAACAGGCGCTTCTCGAAATCAATCCGAGCACGCCCCCAACAACAAGGAGGTTACAATGAGTAATCTTGTCATGAAGACATGGGATACGGAGACTACGCCGCCCCGTGTCAAAGCCGTACTGACCGCACTGAACCGGACGCAGGCTCAGCTTGCCGACGTCCTCGGTGTGTCGTTGGTCACCGTCAACCGATGGGCGAATGGCCGTACTGTGCCCGATCGCCGTAGCCGGACGATGCTCGAAAAACTTGAGCGTGTCTACGTCCAGAAGGAGGCGTAACATGAGTCGCCTATGTGATGTATGCGGTCATTCCCTGACCCTCGATACGCTCGGTATGGAGTGGGGATTCGTAGCTAACGCACCGATGAATACTACCCGTCATTACACCTGCGATAGCGGTCATCCCGGTGCGTTCCATACGACAAGCACAGCTACGGACGATTACTTCAGCCGTAAGCACGACAGTGGGAAGCCAGACTACACCCTTCTCCCACTTACAGAACTCGAAGGTGTCGTGCGCGTCCTTGAGTTTGGTCAGGAGAAGTACGCACGTGATAGTTGGAAGCAGACGCCGGATGGGTATCGTCGATACCTTGCCGCCGCCATGCGCCACCTTGCCGACGAGCTGAGCAAGGACGACATTGATATTGAGAGCGGCCTGCCTGTGATTGACCACGCAATCACAGACCTCATCTTCGCTCGATGGTTCAAGCACCAGTGAGGAAGCCCCGGTATGTGGGGTGGTGCAGGCATCACGAGATACCTGTACACGAAGATAAGTACCGGCAGAAATGTATGGCCGGTACACGTGGCAAGCGGTGCAAGTATTTTACATTCAAGTTGCCTGCATTTTTAATCAAGCGGAAACAACCTAAAGGAGAAAAGCGATGAACGAATTTGCGAGAAAACGTTGGCACTCAGACAAGAAGATTTTGGCCCACCGTGAGCAACTCAAGGCGCTCGCCAAGAACACCATCCTCGCCGCACTGGCCGATGACTTGCCCAGCAAGACACTCAAGAACGCCATGAGTTTCCATGTTGTGCGTGACTGCGACCTGCGTGCTACCCTCGAAGAGAAGGCAATCTCCTGCCACAAACTCGCCGGCTGGACAGCCTTCGTCAACAGGAAGGGCAACCTCGTCCACGTCCTGCCCCAAGAGGGAGACTTCCACATCCGTCTCCCCATCTACTACTCCATCGCCAATGCGACGGACAAGCACATCGTGCGTATCCTCCAAGGCATGGTGCACGGGAGGTTGGCATGACACGCAAGTCTGTCATGACCGCCTGCCCCTATTGCAACGCCGCCCAAACCTACGACAAGCTACATACCCGGGTGTATGAGTGCGGGACTGTGGCTGATCGAGACACACAGATATACAGGAGAGCGTGCGGCGGCAAAGGAGAGTTGAAGCAATGAAACTACTAACGCTGGATTTCGAGACGGCATACGGCAAGCATCCTGAGACAGGGGAAGATATCACCCTGTCCAAGATGACGACCGAAGAGTATGTCCGTCACCCCAAGTTCAAGATACACGGCGTCGGTCTGAAGTGGAACGACAATCCGGGTGTCTACTGGCATACACCTTTTGAGTTAGACAAGCTCCACAAATTACCGTGGCATGATATAGCTGTGCTCTGCCACAACACCATGTTCGATGGGTTCATACTGCACGAACACTTCAAGCTCTATCCAAAGATGTACCTCGACACGTTGTCGATGGGTCGTGCTCTCTACCCACAGGAATCCGTCTCCCTCTCCAACCTGTCCAAGCTACTGGGAGTGGGGAAGAAGGGTCACGAACTGGAGAACACCAAGGACAAGTGGGAACTGACTGATGCTGAACAGCGCAGGCTGGGCGGGTACTGCGCTACCAACCAAGACAGTGATTGCAACCTGACGTGGCGTCTGTTCCAGATCATGAAGACCATGATGCCACTCGAAGAACTGCGGGTCATCGACCTGACACTCCGCATGTTCTGCGATCCGATCCTTGAGCTGGATAAGGATGTGCTTGAGGATCATCTGAGCGAAGTGTTGGCACGTAAGAGTACCCTGCTCGCCTCGGTGGACGTCGACCTCAAGGAACTGCGGAGCAACCAGAAGTTTGCTGACACACTGCTCTCCCTTGGGGTTGACCCACCACTCAAGATCAGCAAGACCACGAAGAAAGAGACGTATGCCTTCGCCAAGACTGACGAGGGCATGCTTGCTCTGCTTGACCACGAAGACCCTATCGTTGCCACGTTGGCGGAGGCACGGCTAGGCGTGAAGTCCTCGATCGAGGAGACACGTACTGTCCGGTACCTCGGCATCGCTGAACGTGGCCCACTTCCAGTTGCACTATCCTACTGCGGTGCAGGTAACACACTGCGTTGGTCGGCCGCAGACAAACAGAACCTTCAGAACCTGCCACGTAAGGGCAACCTGCGCCGTGCGATCGTAGCCCCACCGGGGTACATCCTCGTGGTCGCTGACCTATCAGCTATCGAGGCACGCATGCTGGCGTGGATGGCAGGACAAGAGTCACTGTTGCGCATCTTCCGTGAGGGAGGTGACGTGTACTGTGCCTTCGCCGCCGATATCTTTCAACGTGCCATCACCAAGAAGAACGAACTCGAACGCTTCTTGGGCAAGGTCTGCATCCTTGGGCTAGGCTACTCCATGTCATGGCCGACACTGGCACGTGCCATGGCTATCGGCCCACTCGGACAGGCACCGGTTATCTTTGGTGTCGACCACCTCAACATGTTCGGCTACACACCAGAGGATGTAGCTGAGTGGCGCAACAACAAGGACTTCTGGAAGAAAGCAAAGAAGACAACCAACAAACTCAAGGGCGACGACCTTGCCGCCCACTGCCTGATCGCATCCTATCTCGTCAATACCTACCGTGCCGCCAACGATGCTATCCCTGACTACTGGAAGTCATGCACCTCCATGCTCAGGAGCATGAGCCGTGGCACATCACAGGATTTTGGTGCCGTCTACACGGAACAAGACAGGCTCTGGTTACCCAGTGGTCTGTCGTTGCAGTACCGCAACCTGCGCCGTGAAGAAGACGAGGACTCAGACGATGGTAAAATGAACTGGGTCTATGATGGACGCAAGGGCAAGCAGTTTATCTATGGTGCCAAGCTCACGGAGAACATCACCCAAGCCTTGAGCCGCATCGTGCTGTCACACTGGATGGTCAACATCAAAGCACACAACCCACAGTACAAGGTAGCGTGGACTGTGCACGATGAGGTCATCTGTTGTGTACCCGAAGACATGGGTGAGCAGTGCTTGGATGACTGCATCGAACTGGTCAAGGACGCACCGGCATGGTGCCCTGACCTACCACTCGCCGCCGAGGGTGGGCTGGCCTACAACTATGGAGAGGCTAAGTGATGGTGGAATTGTACAAGTCAGAGGTCACTCTACAAGCTGGTCTTATTAACGAACTCCGCACCGAGTTAGCCACAGCGAGGGAGGAGAACAAGCGGCTACGCGAGAAACTAAAAACCTGCCAAATGGATACGTTCATTAAGGCGGCTGAGATAGCAGAATTGCATTTTATACCCGGACATATGGTTTGTTCGCCAAGTTTTGCTAAAGCAGGAGCAGATAAAATCCGCAAAGCCGCAGAGGAGGTAACGCAATGACGTTGGGAGAACAGATCGTATCAATGGCAGTCATCGGGCTGGTGTTTGGTTGGGTAGGTACCGCAGTAGTTGGGTTCCTGTCCGGTGTTACCAACAGCCGCAGACAAAAACGTATTGACTGGTACGAGCGTCGTCTTATGGATGACCTCGACCAAAGGAGACCCGACAATGATAAGTGAAACAGCAGTGTGGTTGGTCCTATTGGGTGCGTTTATCAGCGTCGTGGGCGTGTTTGTTTTCTGCGCCCTCTGTCTCGCCAGTCAAGCTGATGATCAGATGGACGAGATGATGCGCAAAATGCGCGAAGAGGATTGACATGAAGAGCGTAGTGTTATACGTTGTTTGCGTGTTGGTGTGCTTCGGGATATTTATCGCCGAGGTGAGCACACTGAACGACCAGATAGCCAAGCTCAACGACGAACTGGGCGAGGCCAAGTCGCAGGTATCTTCTCTCGAATACTTATTGGAGAGGGACGAGCGAATACTCCGAGATGTTTTCGGGGGGTGGTCACGAGAACACGCAACGTACGGCGCTAAAGTCACGGTCACTGCGTACTCATCAACAGTCGACCAGACAGACAGCAGTCCATACGTCACCGCTGATGGGAGTACCGTACGTCGCGGATACATAGCCGTCAGCCGTGACCTTCTAACAGAACTAGGTCTGACAATGGGGCAACGTGTGCTTCTAGTAGGCTACGGAGTTTTTGAGATTCGGGATAAGATGAACGCCCGTTTCTCTCGGCGCGTAGACATCTGGATGGCCGACCGCAAGGCGGCTAAGCTGCACGGTGTTAAGCACTCACTGATGATCTGGTTTGGAAAGGGGTAGTGTATGCGTGTTACCAAAAGAGAAGCAGGCAACAAGATTTGCCCACTCAACACAAACACCATGGAGGCCTGTTTTTGCTACGCTGATGCGTGCATGATGTGGCGTTGGGCATATGATGGTGTTGACATTTCCCAAGACGAGAAGCGTGGCTTCTGTGGAATGGCAGGTGCACCATGAGCTTGACCAAGAAACAGACTCTGCTCGTCGACGCCCTCATCAACGGCGGACACATATGGAGAGCTGGTAGCTCTTCCTATTACCTCGCCCGGGTCGTCGGTCACTACAACACAGGTAGCCCGATCTTCAAGTCCGAGCCGATCAATGGGCGCACGTTCACTGCGCTTGAACCACTCTTGAGCAAGGACTTGTACTCAAGTGGAGATCGGTGGGTGCTCAAATGATTACGGAAGTGTTTGACCCGGAAGGTCGCCCGTTCACATGGTCCTTCTCAGCGATGAGTGACTACGATACATGCCCCTTTCAGTACGCCGCAAAGCGCTTCTATCGTTCGATCAAGTTCGAGGAGACAGAGGCTACACTGTGGGGCAGTCGAGTACACAAGGCCAAGGAACTGCGGCTGTCGGAGGGAACCCCACTACCGAAAGAGATGGACCACTGGGAGAAATACTGTCGCGTCCTTGAGACCAAGGGCGCAGCTCCCAGCGAACTGTATGTCGAGAAGCAGATCGCCCTCGACGTATCGCTCAAGCCAGTTGACTGGTTTGCCCCGACTGCATGGGCACGGGGGGTAGTGGACGTCCTGATCATCGACGGAGACACGGCGTATATCTATGACTGGAAGACAGGCAAGGTCAAGGATAACCTGCTCCAGCTCCAGCTCTTCGCTTGGTTTGTAAACCATGCGTTCCCCGGCATAGTCAACTATGTCTGTCGATTCATCTGGCTCAAGTTCGACAAGATAACTGGCGAAGACTTTACCTACAACGACATACCGGCGATCACCAAGATCATAGATGCCAAGACTCAGCGCATGATGGAGGCATGGAAGCTCGGTCTCTTTCAACCCAGCCCGTCCGGCCTGTGCCGTGGCTGGTGCCCTGTCGAAGAGTGTATTCACTGGAAAGGATCGAGACGATGAGCGGACGAAAGAACAAACACCTGCGCAAGATAGCGAGGGAGATGTCGCAAGGGGCCATCAATGAGATGGTAGCCAACACGAACGACGTCATCCTAGCTATGCAACAGAACTGGCCACGTGAGGATAAGCTGGAGTTCTGCAAATGGTTTCTCGATGGGGAGATGCCGGAGTGGATGTCCGTAAAGGAACCCGCTGATCCCGCACAACTTGAATTTGATTTTGAGGGAGGACACGATGACGCCAGAGGGGAAGGTCAAGGCTAAAGTTAAGCTACTGCTCAAGAAGCACGGAGCATGGAGCTTCCTGCCTGTGTCAGGTGGGCTGGGTGCGCACGGCATACCAGATGTGATCGCTTGCCATTGCGGCAAGTTCATCGGTATCGAGTGCAAAGCACCGGGGAAGAAGGACAACACTACAGCACTGCAACGTATGCAGATAGATGGGATCAAGACAGCGCGAGGTATCGCCATGGTGGTAGCTGACGCTGACGACCTTGGGTACCTTGACTCAATGTTGAGAAGGATTACAGATGAATACTGTTAAGGTCATCAAAGACCATATTGTATTTCAGGCCCGTGATGTCGAGCGCGTTAGGAAAATGTTTCCTGATGTGAAGTCGTCCGTTCTCAATGGCACGAACATCTGTGCTGTCCCTCACACACTGGGGGCCACGCGGTTCTTCGTCAACGCCGGCCGGGAAGTCCAGTCTCCGCTCAACACGACCTATAACTGGCCGGGACGGTTCACTCCGTATGACCACCAACGGGTGACCTCTGAGTTCCTAGCCCTCAACTCCCGTGCTTATTGCCTGTCTGGGATGGGCACGGGCAAAACGAACTCGGCCTTATGGACAGCCGACTACCTCATGAAGGAGGGAGAGATCAACAAGGCGCTGATCTTTGCCCCCCTGTCCACCCTCGACCGTGTGTGGGCGCACGAGATTTTTCAGACACTGCCCCACCGCACATACCGCATCATCCATGGGACACGGGATAAGCGCCGTGCCTTGATGGAAGAGGATGTAGACTTCTACATCATCAACCACGATGGAGCGAACATCATCAGAGACCTGCTTGCTACTCGGGAGGACATCGACCACTTCATCATCGATGAGCTGGCCGTCTACCGCAACTCGCAGACCAAGAGATGGAAGGTGATGTTCGAGCTTTTGAATAGGCAGGGCATTGCTCGCTCTGCTTGGGGGCTGACGGGTACACCAACACCCAACGCTCCGACCGATGCGTTCGGCCAGATCAGACTGCTGACCCCTGAGTCATACCGGTGGTCGTTCCGTAAGTTCAGGGACGAGACAATGAATCAGGTGACGCAGTTCAGGTGGGTGGCCAAGCGAACTGCTGCGGATACAGTCAACAAGCTGATGAAACCATCCATCAGATTTGCTCTTGAGGATTGCATCGACCTCCCACCTACGATCTACCAAGAGCGAGAGGCACCGCTGACTGCCGAGCAACAGAAGCACTACAACGAGCTGGTCAAAGAGGCCGTGACAACTGTCGGGCAGTCCTTGGTATCAGCCGTCAATGCTGGCGTGCTGCTCAACAAGCTGGTGCAAGCGGCCTGTGGCGTCCTGTACGGGCCGAACGATGAGGTACTGGAGCTGGACTTCGGACCTCGCTTATCCGTCCTCAAGGAAGTCATTGAGGGAAGCAACGAGAAGGTAATTGTATTCGTTCCCCTGACCGGCACGCTGAACGCCATAGCACGGGAGCTAAAGAAGGACTGGTCCGTCGCTATCGTTGACGGCAACGTCCCTCCGAACGCACGGAATCAAATCTTCCGTGAGTTTTCTAATGACCGTGATCCGCATGTCCTTGTCGCAAACGCAGGGACAATGGCCCATGGACTGAACCTTATCGCAGCGTCGACAATCGTCTGGTACGCTCCGGTCCATTCCAACGAGACTTACATTCAGGCTAACGCCCGTATCGTGAGGCCGGGGCAAACCAACATCACTAACATCGTGCACATCCATGGCACATCTGCCGAACGTAGGATTTATTCCACCCTGCGCGAGCGGGGCAGGCTTCAAGATGTTGTCTTGGCACTAGCGAAAGGACGTGGATGATGAACAACCTGCAACCAATACAGACGAGGTCGTGACTAATATGAAACCAGTGATATGTCCATACTGTGGGGAACCGACGGAGTACACCTCGTCGGCTAATGTTTATAACGGCACACACTACGGCATGATCTACCTGTGCAGTCCATGTAATGCCTATGTTGGTGTCCACAGGAACAGCCGGAAAGCCCTTGGGATACCAGCAAACAAGGAGCTGCGTGAAGCACGTACGCAGCTACACCTGCTGTTCGATCCAATCTGGAGGAACGGCTGCGGGGTAAGTCGATCACAAGCCTACCACTGGTTGGCCAGTGAGATGAACATCCCTGTCAGCGAATGTCACATCGGCATGTTCAATCTGGAATACTGCAAGATGGCTACCAAAATCATCCAAGAAAGGAAAGGCATATGTCAGACAAAATCCAGTTGAACATGCGTTGCGAGGACATGGGAGATGAGCTGTGCTTCATCACTGAAGTCACAGGGATACTCACCAAGGAGTTAGTCAGCTTCAAAGATCAGCGGATCAGAGAGAAGCTGGTCGCGTTAGGGTGGACGCCGCCACCGGAAAGGGGGTAATAAATTTGGTATGGTGCTTGACAAGTAGTAGAAGCTAGTGTATGTTACCATACACTAAGGAAAGGAGGTTCCATGAACCTAGATCAACTGACTGGAAAGTATGTAGAACTGCGGGATAGGCGCTCTGTGCTGAAGAAACAGTACGAGCAAGATGATGCGTCTCTCAAGGTCATAATGGAGAAGATCGAAGATCGACTCCGTGAGATGTTGACCGACATGGGGGCCAACAGTGCAAACACAGCGCATGGCACGGTGTACAAGACGTACAAAGAGTTTGCCAACGTAGCGGATTGGGACATGGTTCTCAACTTCATCCGTGACAACGAACGTTGGGACATGCTCGAACGCAGGATCAGCAAGACTGCGGTCAAGGACATCATGCACCAGACCCCAGAAGGAACGTATCTTAACCCACCCCCACCGGGGGTCAACTTCTCACGCACGGAAGTCGTGCAAATTCGGAGGAAGAACACATGAGCAAAAACGAAATCGCATTAGTGGACATGGACAACGTACCGGCCTACCTTCGTGACCCGGGTCGCGCACGTGAGATGAACGCCGAAGCTACTGCTGGCATCAGCACCGGCTTCCCGCCCAGCATCCGCATCAAGAACGGCAAGTTCCGTTTGGTCGACGGCGCTGGCGAAGAGACCGTGCTGAAGCACACCGATCTGAAAGAGGGCATCTACCTCGACATGGTTGTGTTGCGTGCCAAGCCGGGACTGAACAAGGTGTGGTATGCCAAGCCGTACGATCCCAATGCAGAAGCGTCTGCTCCTGACTGCTTCTCCCTCGACGGTTCTCGCCCTGACCCCAGCGTGCGTGAGCCTCAGTGCGGTACCTGTGCCGCATGCCCGATGAACGCTTGGGGTTCCGGCCGCAACCAAGCAGGCGAGGCGACCAAGGGTAAGGCATGCGCCGACAACAAAATCCTTGCTGTTCTGCACAAGGGTGGCGTGTACCAGTTCAAGATTCCACCGGCATCCCTGAAGAACTGGGGTGTGTTCGTGAAGAATCTGTCGGCCCGTGACATCCCGCTCGGGGCTGTCATCGTTTACGCTTCGTTCGACGACGAAGTTGATTACTCGGTGCTGACGTTCCGCGTCGGCAACTTCATCCCCGAGACCCACATCGACCGGCTGATCAAGATCGCAGGCTCGCCCGAAGTGGAAGAGATCATCAATCCTTCTGCTCCGCCTAACCCTCCGGTCAACCAGCCCGGGGCTGACAAGGTGCCTGAGACTAAGGCCAAGCCCAAGCCTGCTCCTGCTCCTGACCCCACTGCCGATCTCTTCGGTGACGGTGACGAAGGGGAATCCAGCAAGGAGAAGGAAGAGAAGCCGAAGCGCACCACTCGCCCTGCCCCGGCCAAAAAGGACGAGGAAGACGTCAGTGATGTTCCGACCGATGCCGAGATCGCTGCAAGCCTCGGCCTCTAATACCTGATAGGCTTCTGGGGATTGTCCCGTTACAGGGTTCCCAGCCCTGTAGACGGGTGGACGTCCAAAGGGCGATGGTGGGTTCGAGTCCCACCCCTTCCCCGGTTCCTTAGTTATGGAGAGTCCTATGAATGAGCTACCATCATTTGCTTATGTGCTGAAGGTTATGGAGAACGCTGGCCTGACCCCCACGGAGATGATAAACCTCCTCCCGATCGGCCGCGCCACGTTCTACAGTTGGAAAAGAGGTCAGCCAATCGGTGACATTTTACGTTATCGGCTTACCATTGCGAGGTGCAAAGTTATAGAGCAGGCTACACTTGCTGGTAAATTACCATTGTCCGTCAACGTCCTGAGAAGTTCGAGGAGACCCGCGATAGAGAAAGCGTTGGCCGAAGCTCGTCTATCTCGTTGACTCTGCGGCAATCACCATTGCATAATAGAACCTTCCCGCCGCACAACCTAAGAGTCAGGAGGTCTGTCTGTGTTGAATTTAATTCTCCCCGATATGGGGTACTACGTTGTTATGCTGTACAAAAAGGGGTCAGAGAAACCCTTCCACAAATACCACGACACGATTGAAGAAGCGACTGAATGTATTGCGAGGTATGCCGACAACGAAAACTACACGGTGTACCTCGCACAGTCAGCCTATGCAGAGAAGCGCCGCATCAAGGAAAACGTCCGAGCCATCCGCTCGTTCTGGCTGGACATAGACTGTGGCCCTAACAAGCCCTTCCCCACTCAAGGGCATGCGTTCAAGGCACTGGTCGAGTTCGTCACGAAGACAGGGCTACCCCGTCCCATCGTCGTTAACTCAGGCCACGGGCTGTATGCCCATTGGCCGCTGACTGATGAAGTCCCTCGTCAGTCATGGGTGCAGAGTGCTAAGCTCCTCAAGAACGTGACATCTGTTTATGAGTTTGAGGCGGACTCATCGAGAACTTCCGATGCAGCTTCAGTGCTCCGTCCTGTCGGCTCTGTCAACAGGAAGGTCAAGTGCGATGGGTGCAACGACACACTCGAAGGTGTTGGGTATGAGTGTCCTTGCGGTGGCGTGGGGGTACAGACTGCCAAGCCGGTTACTCTGATCCCCGCTGCCTATGACGCTCCGACGTCTATCGGCAACTTCACTACGTTGCTGGAGAAAGCAGCTAAGAGGGCCAACCTTACTTTTGATAAGGTAACTTCCGCCCCCAAGAAGTCCAAGGACATCAACTCAGAGTTCCAAATCTACGACAACGTGGCCCCCACGGCCGACGCTGAGATCATCGCTGACAAATGTCAGCAGATGGCCATCATCCGTCGCACCAAGGGGAATGTGTCCGAGCCGTTCTGGTACGCTGCTGTCGGCCTGCTGCGCTACACCATGCAGTCCCCGGACATTATCCACGAGTGGTCGAGTGGGCACCCGAACTACTCGGCCCATGAGACGGACGCCAAGATCAAGCAGCACGAAGAGTCAGGGGCCGGCCCGTCAACGTGTGCCTACCTCAACGACTGCAATGAGAAGGGCTGCGCTGGCTGCGTCTACAAAGATAAGATTCGTTCCCCTATCGTGCTAGGCCGAGTGCTTCGTGAGCTTGCGAACATGGCCGGCATCGAGCCACCGACACCATTTGCGAGGGCCGAGGATGGCCTGTATGTGAAGATCGAGGATGTAGATATACGCTTCTACTCCAACGATCTCTACGTTGATTCTGTGGCGTATGACGAGAGCCTACCTGCTGAAGTTGTGGTCATCAAGCACCACCTGCCACAGGATGGGTGGCTTGAGTTCAACATGAAGACTTCGGCGCTGACCGACACGCGCTCCGCAATGGTATCTTTGTTCGACAACCATGTCACAGTGGTCGGGCAAAAGGAGAAAAAGTTTATGGTGTCGTACATCGAGAGTTACGCTGAGAAGCTCAAGCGGGAGCGCAAGCTCAACCATCTGCTATGCCAGATGGGGTGGAAGAACATTCACGACGAGACCAAGTTCGTGCTCGGCAAGCGGATGTTCAACGAAGACGGCACGGTTACCACCGTGTCAATGGCGCACAATATTCCACAGTCAGCCAAAGCGTTTCATCCACAAGGAGAGCTTTCTGAGTGGATCAAGGCCACGCACTTCCTGTCGCTCCCCGGCATGCAGCCGCTGGCCTTTGCTTTTCTGGCCGGTGCCTTCGGTGCTCCGCTGGTCAAGTTCACAGGGTACAACGGGGCAATGGTTTCTCTGCTTGGTCCATCCGGCATAGGTAAGACACTGGTTGGTGAGTTAGCACTGAGTGTGTACGGCAAACCAAACCAACTTACGATGCACATGGAAGACACCAAGAACGCGCTGGTCGGCCGGCTTGGCATCTACGGTAGCCTCCCCTTATACATTGACGAGGTCACCAACCTCGAATCGATGGAGCTGTCCAGCCTGATCTACCGCATCACACAAGGCAGGGACAAGGTTAGGCAGGGGAGGGACGCCGTCGAGAAAGCATCCATCAATCAGTGGAACACACTAGCCCTCGTTAGTACCAACAGCTCCATCGTAGACAAACTCTCCGGCGCTAAGCTGGATGCCTCAGCAGAAGTCAACCGCATCTTCGAGATCACCATCGAGCGCAACCAACACCTCACCCGTGAAGTAGGCAAGCAGACGCACCGTGCGTTCAGCGACAACTTCGGATTGGCCGGCCAAGAATATCTGCGCTACCTCACCATGCACACATCAGAGCACAGGGAACGGCTCGATAAGGTAATCGCTCTGATCGACAAACGCACCAACGCGCAAGCGGAGGAGCGGTTCTGGTCGACGGTGGCCGGGGTTGCCATCTATGGTGGGTCAATAGCCAAGTCGCTTGGCCTGATTGAGTTCGAGATAGCACCAATCCTTGAATGGGTTGTTGACGCAATCATCGAGATGCGCACCGGCAAGGCTGACAGCCACAATGATGCGGTCTCAATCCTCGGCCAGTTCCTTGACGAGCACGCAGCCAACGCCCTTATCGTCAAGGATGGGCGTGTCGTTCACGAGCCACGCGGTGCGCTAGTGTACAGGATAGATGTGGATACTCAGGCGCTGCTGATAGGGCGCAAGAAGCTCAATGATTGGGTGAACAAACGGTACGGCTCTTACACCTCAGTGAAGAATGAGCTGCTTGAGAGCGGGGCATTGCGCAGTCACAACTACCGCAAGGTTCTTGGCGCAGGTACCTCATGGTCAGGGACACAGCAGCCATGCTGGATGGTCGACTTGCAGAACCCCACGCTCGGCGTCGTCAATATGGTTTTGTCAGAGAAGATTCGCAGGCTTGACAAACTGCATAACCTCGATGATCTTGATGCGCAGGCCGTCACGCATTGACACGGACGTAAACGTACGCTAAGATACGATCACAGACAGACAGACGTTCATCGTCTATCCGCTTTAGGGCGGCACCGTTAACTCACTCCCGGTGCCGCCCATTTTTTATTTGGGCAGGAATTTTTCCATCAGGACATCGCGCTTGGTAACAACACCTTTGTCGTTGTAGACGCGGCTCTTGATAGCACGCATCGTACTGTTCGGGTAGACAGGGAAGCTCGGGTGCTTGGCGTTCCATGCAGCGATCTCAGCTACAGCTTCTCGCTTGGCTATGGAATCATTGTCGATGACTGCATCTGCTAGCCTGTTGTAGAGGCGCTGCTGCTGCTTGGCCACCTTGGCGCTGATGTTGGCCTTCATGCGCTCTACCTTCTTCGGCTGTACGTAGTCGTAGGGCATGATGCCCAAAGACAGCGTGATCGCATCCCACATGTCCGCCCCTTCACTCAGGCGCTTGCCGCCGGCCGTCACTACTCCATCCTTCTCAACAAAATTGAATGCGCGGATCGGGTCTTTGATCGCTTTCGGTACCATCTTCTCAAGCCCAGCCATGTACTCCCCATCCATAACCTTGTTGACCCCATCAAACAGATCACGGCCGGCCGCGTAGGATGGTCCCATCAAGCGAGCGGCGTAGTAGTCGTACAACGCAGCCCCTTCCAGATGGGCAGGGGTGAACCCCGGCTCCAGCCCGAGTGTGTCCGACGTGCCAATACGTGGCGACAGGTTCCAGCCGACACCGCCGAGGATACCGGTCTCCATCATGCGGACGACGGCGTCCGGTGTACCGTTCTCCTTCATCGCATTGTGGAACTCAGTGCGACTGTCAAAGAACTCGTCATCCTCATCATCCCCAAACGTACGGACGACGGCGTCGACTACCTCGAACATGACGCCAGCCAGCGGCATACCCAGCGCACCGGCCAGAACACCAGAGGTGCCCATCATGTAGCTCAGTTCTTTCAGTGCCTGCGTTCTAATGGCTTTGTTTTGCCCACGCAAAGACTCGACAGCAAGGCGGCTGATCCGAGCCACCAAGCTCAGCGAGTAATACTTGAACTGTGATGCGACGCGCACGAAGGGGTGCTTGATCATGAACAGCGGCTTGGCTTCCTTGCTGTAGTCGAACATGGTGCCGGTGTTGATCTCGTGCTGGGCATAGTACAATGCCTCTGCCCAATCCTTGTGCTTCTGGTACGCGAGGTCGAAGCCAGAGATAACCGCAGTAGCCCTCGACAGTTCCTCTCCTTTGCGCATGAAGAACAAGGCGAACGGCATCATGCCCGAGTGAGCTTTGCCCTGCGCCAGCTCGATGGTCTCATTGGCGTAGGTAGTACCAACCATATTGCGTTGTAGTGCGGTGTACATCAGCAAGGCGTGGCGGTCTGATTCGCTCAGGCCGGCGACCAAGGCGTTGATCTCCCTCGGTGACATCAGGTTGTCGCCAACTTTTGCGGCCTTCCCTGCGGCAACGTCTTCTTCCGTAGCCGTAGCGTAAATACGTTCGTACAATCCTCGGGCCACGCTGTCCTTGACGATGTTGTTCGGTCGCATGCGTGCGTCTGTAGCCATGGACATTGCCCGTCCCATCGCAGCGATAGACTTGGTCATGCCGAAGTTCGATGCCATCTTAGGCAGGGCAGTGATCCCGAGCTGACTCATTTGCACGAGGAACGTGGAGGGAGAGGACATGTACCAGATGCTGGCCAGCCGGCTAGCCGCAGCGAACGGCAACGGGACGGCCGGAGTATTACGTGAGACTTCGAGATGTTCCTTCAGGTGCGAGAGGACAGCCATCTCCATGTCAGGAGTTTCCCCCGCCTTGGCCTTGGCACGGACATAGTTCTCCATGTCAACCAGCCCCTTGTCGAGATGGAATCCATGCTGCAAGCTGGCGAGGTTCCCCGCATGCCGAGTCATGTAGTCACTGACGGAGCGCACCATGTCGCCGTTGTAACCGGGGATGCTCCCACGTCTGACAGAGTTCTTGTAGGCTGATGTGTCCGGCAACGAGTCCATCCAAACGCTAGTCAGCATGCCCATCACTTCCTCGACCTGACGTTCGGCGGCGTTCATAGCGATCCGCCTGTCCTCGGCTGACAACTCATCTACGGACTTACCCATCCGGCGCAGCTCGCGCTTGAAGTAGGTGTCAATCAGCGTCTTGGACTTAACCTTCATCTTGTCAAGCAGTTGCTGAGATGAGGTCCGAGTCGACGGGTCCGTCGAGTTGTAGCTGGCACGGACGTCAGTGTAGCGAGGCGTACCGTCTGCCTTCTTCATGCCCTTCAGCTCGGCCAAACGAGCGTCACGAGCGCCGATGTTCTCGAAGGCGCTCAGGTAGAACTGACCATCCCCTTTCGGGCCGGGAACAGAGGTATCTGTGGCAATGACGTAGTAGTCACCGAAGCGAGCAAGTGGGAAGTACACCCCACGCAGGCTGGCAAAGGAATCTGTCGCCTCCTTCACCATCTTCTCCCGGGTCCTGACGTCCCCGCCCTCAGTTATCTCGTGGATTTTCTCGATGAGCGCCTTGCGTTCCTTGTTGCGCACGTCCTTGAGTTTGTCTGCAACATCAGCGAACACGGCTTTAGTCTCAGGGTCCATCCGATTGTAGGCTTCGACAGCCGCGTTGTACCCCTGCTCGAACGTCATGCCAGTGGTGCCCAGCAAACCTATCTTCCCCCACTGTTCCTCTGCTGCACGCAGACTACCAAAGTCAGTGACCCAGTCCTGCTGCTTCAGCGGCTTACGTGGATCAACCTGATGAAGCGTTGACAGTCCGGCCGCACCACTGAACGCCTCTGCGCGTTTGGTGCTCCGCCTCAGTGGCGACAACGCGAGCGTGAATGTATCTAGGATACCGTTACGGGTACCGGAGAAAGACTGCTGCCGCTCATACCATTGGCGCAACCCACTGATCTTCGCCCCGTACATGTTGACGATCTCAGGCACCGGCAGGAACTGGAGCCACGATCTGGCGGTCTGGCTCGGAACAGTCTTGGCGTTCTGCAATGTGCGCAGT